TGGTATTATGTTTATCTAAAGAACGTGTCAGGAGTCTTAACTCCATATATCTCAATAGCAGTTCCGGACAAAGATTCTTTTGGTAACACTTTAACTACCGCTTATGACACTGCGGCAAAATACAATTCGTCATGGGGAAGATTTGTAGGATCATTCAAGACGGATGCAAGTCAGAATCTTATTAATTTTTATGTGAATGGGAATGTAGTTCAGTTTGTAGGAGCTGGATACCTGTACATACTCACATCAGGAACAGCAACAACAAAAACAGCAGTAAATTGTAGGACATATGTTCCGTACACTTCTCAGATGTTTAGTATGTACATTGAAGATTTGAGTGGATCGGGAGCTAAATTTGTTGGAGATTCTTCGTCATGGACATGGCAAGGTACTAACATGACAGGCTCTGTAGAAGTAAGTATACCAGTAACAAATAACAGTGTTTATTATCAAGTGTCTAGTGCGACAAGAAATATATCTCTTGGTGTACACGCATATCTAGAAGAAATATAAGGAGGATTTTAACAATGAACATTATAGTTAAGGCAAACAGTTTCATTCGTTCATCATCAGATGGAGAACTAACAACTGACGATTTAACAGAAACAGTCGTAAGTGTAGACTACGATTTTGGACCAAATAACATAGTAGACCCTTACGGATTACCTTTGTTTAGGTATATCAATGATCAAGTTGTTCCTGTTACAAGCATTGAAGAGTGGCATACAGACCCTATATACTGGCAAGCGTATCTTAAGAAATTGAAAGATCAGATAGATGGTGATATTGAGTCTTTAACAAATGATGAGTTAAAAGATATCTATGACAACGGTGATCAATATACTAAAGCTATGATGTATCAGGAATTAAAGAATTCAACTCCTGCAAATCAACCGTCTGTAAATCTATTGCTTGAAGTTGGAATGAGAGTTATGGCCGAATGGTTTTACATCAAAGAAGTTGAGCAAAGAGAACCTACAACAGAAGAGACTGCTGGGTTCCATCAGGCATTAACAACTATCCACAACCACTCTGTGGATATGGGTCTGCCAATCAGTACAACTTCATGGTTCCAAGCATACTTTGCAACTATGCTTGCAGGGCTAGATTCTATAAGAACTGCTTCTCGTAGTAAAAGATTATATGTGACAGGCACTTATTAATACACAAAAAAAATAGTCCACGAATTCGTGGACTATTTTTTTGTGTGGATAACTCTGTGGATAATGTGGATAACGATGAAACTTTACTTTAAACGCTCAGTGTTATAAAATTTAAGTAAATGAATACGGAGGAGGTAATCGCAATGACAGACGCACAAGCAATCCAAAGCCACCCAGCATTCCTTGCTTACAGAGGTAATAACGTAAAGCCAGTGGACACAGTTGACACACAGCTAGAGACAGCTAGAATAGATAAAAATGAACCATCAGAGCAAGAGAAAAATGTTGGCGGGGGTGAGGGAGGCAAGGCATAACAGCCTCGCCTCATTTATTATGAGAAAAATATCAGAAGATATCATAAATGATGCCTACAACGAAGTGATAGGTGAAAATGAAAGCATAAGAAAGTCTGCCGCCCCAATGGACAAGACTGCTTTTGATGTTTCTATCAATCCCTCAAGCCTAGTAGGAGCTATTACGGGGGCATTTATTGCAAACAAAAAGATAAAAGCCGACAGTCTTAAAAGGCAAATGGAAGGTGAAAATTCCAGTGTCCTCCAAGGCAACTATTACTCGCAAGTACAAAATCTTGCGAGTAACTTAAAGATTATATTCACTCCTTTTGGAGCTGTCTTCGTTGTAAAGAACGGCATCAAAGAGATTACTATAGAGACTATTGGAACAGACGAAATGAGTTCTGTCATGTATGAAGCTTGGCAACATAAAGATGCTGAGTACTTCAAGCATTTACTTTTAAACAAGATGTATAGTGAAATACAGTTTGTAGAACAGCAATTTGCTAAAAATATACTAGAAAAACAACTTGGCTTACAGAAACACATTACAAAACAAGCATCATCTGCTCAGGACATTGATGTCCTCACCATGAGTATCGGAGAAATAGTAGAGAATATCGCATCGATAAAAGATTTTTATTCTAAGCAAAACGAAGCCACAGAGAAGCTTGCAGACATTTTACTTAGAATGGTTGACGATGGAACTGAATATAAAATCTCCTGGGAGTTCACAAGGCCTTTAGAGAAGTATGCTTTCTTAGGTAACTCATTAAGTTTTTTAGGACTAGGTGGCTCAGCTAGTGATATTCGTTCTTTGCAAGGAAGCTATCTCAGTCCTCATTACTTGGCGAACAGAGTAAAAGTCGGATTCCTCCCAGACAGAGTCGTGTTCATGGTGGACGACAAAGTCATCAGTTCTCTGCTTGCCTTAGATATGGACTCAGAAGCTTTTGATTATTTTGAAAAGCAGAATAAAAAGTTCTTTAGAGATTATTTTAATTCTGAATCTAAAAAAGGCATGAAAAGGATGAAGGGAAGACTTCCTCAAGATAAAATTGAAAAATCAGCCCAAGAGAAAATGACTATTACAAGCATCTTCTCTGAAAATAACATACACCCAGTCATTTATCTTCAAGTTCTAAATAAAGAACTCGGAGAAGAATGGACTACTTGGGATGTTAACGCAATGATTAAAGTTATTGAGGATCACTTCCGCATCGAAGACATTGATGATATACCTCTTAACAAGATTATGTGCATTCATAGCCTTAAGAACAACCTATATCCATTTACTAGTTACCATGTGTTTGAGAAGATTATAAGAGCTTTTAGCAACAAGCCTATAGACTTCTTTCAGCGTGAGAATAATGATTTAACTATAGAAGAACTAGCGTTCGGGTTCAAGGTCATTAAGACCATAGTTCCGAATTTTACAGAGAGTATTAACTCAGAAGTTATTAGTTATATCATAGAGACTTTGTATTCGATGAATTGCAGGTATTTCAATCCAGACATTAATGAGCATGAATTCTTTGACCACATAAATGAATATCTCCTTGATACTTACGACTCACACGATGTGTCTAAGATTGATGGCGAGAAAGAACAAGCTGAGTCTGTAAGGCTCAATGGGATAATGCAGACAACAATTGCTAGGATACTTAAAGTTATACATGAACACTATCCTGCCAATAAGCCTTTCAAGGGAGGCAGAGAGGTCAGAACTATTCTTGAGAAACTCCCTCTCCCTGATAATATTCGTAATATCGTTAGCCTTCAAATAACAGATGGTATGCTTGCAAATAGAGAAATAGCAACACAGAGTGCGATACTAAATGAACAACAACGACTTTTTGGATTGAGGTGATATAGGTGTCAAAAGAATTTAGTGAGATTGAAGAATTACCATTTAGCGCTGTTGATTTGAATAATCCTGTAGACCTCGATCCTAAGAAGGTTGAGTTCTTGAAGAAAGAAAAAGAAGCTGCACTCGGAGATGCTATGATTAAAGTAGCTTCTTTTGATGGTAGAGTTCAAGACCCTTACCCATCTCCGTTCTTGAACCTTGCAGATACACAAATACCAAGGACAACGACTGAGATATTTAGATGGTGTAAGTACTTCTATACTTTCGATCCATTAATAGCCGGTGCAGTAAATGCCCTTGCTTCATTTCCTATAACTGAGGTTTACCTTGAAGATAAGCATACTAACGCGGAGAGTGGCGATGATAGCGATGCTGTAAAGCTTTATAAGAGAGTGTTCTTTAAGGAGCTAAACATTTATAAGCTCTTAATAGAAATAGGCATAGACTATTACTTGTACGGTAACTGCTTCGTATTCGGTGAATTATGGACAAATCCTGCCTCTGGTGGTATTGAGTGGAAAAACATGGTTAGACTTGACCCTAGTAAGATAATCATTGACTACAATCCTGCCACAAAAGAGAAGAAATACAAATGGCAGATACCAGCAACGCTTGTAAATATCGTTAAGAAGAAGAGACCTAAAGAAGAATATGACAAAATACCTGACATCATAAAAGAAGCTGTAATCAAGAGTAGTGCGATAGTTCTTAACTCAAATAACATCTATCACTTCTCCAGACCTACAGATTCTATGGGTGAAAATATTATTTGGGGAACACCAGTTCCTGCTAATGTACTTAAGCTCCTTATGTACAGAAATGTTCTTCGTCAAGCACAAGAAGCTATAGCTAGAGAACATATAGTTCCTATGAGAGTTTATTATATAGAAAAGACTCAAGATTATAACCCTCAGGCAGACTGGAATGCTGTCGCTAATGCTTTTGCTAACGAACTCAATAAAGCTACGCGTGACCCTAACCACAAGGTGGTATCTCCTGTGCCAGTTAATATGATTAATATAGGTGGTCAAGGAAGAGCATTACTTGTAACCCCAGAAATAGAGCAGATTCAATCAGAAATACTTGCAGGCATGAATGTCCCTAGAGAATTCATATTTGGTGGGGTTAGTTATTCTGGCAGTTCAATATCTCTAAAGATACTAGAGAACCAATTCATCACATATAGACTGCTCCAAAAAGACTTTATGCAGAATTTCATCATAAAGAATATGGCTAGGGCAAGAAAAGAATGGGTAAGCGACAAAGATGATGACTCTTTAGTAACTGTAAAAATGTCTGACTTGAAGATGCAAGATGATGTGCAACAAAAACAACTCATCATACAGCTTAATGAACAGGGCAAGGTTACTAACGATTACATGTGGAAAGTCATTGGTGTTGATGCTGACAAGATGAAAGCCGCTCTTGAAGCTGAGGCTTTAGAAGCTGTAGAACTTGATACGAAAGTTAAACTGAAACAGCTTGATGCACAGTTAATTCTTCAAAAGAAACAGATAGAAATACAAGCAGAGCTTCAAAAACATCAAGCTAAATTTGCGCCAGTTGGACCTGACGGCAATCCTGTAGACCCTCAATCTGGAGCACCGATAGATCCTGGAACTGGAGCACCTATGATGGCTCAATCACCTCTTGTTAATGGTCAGACTCCAGCACCAAACTCTCCAGCAGGAGCAAATGGTGGAGGTATAGGAAAACATAATGCGAATCCTAAAGCTGCACAAAAAACAGACGGTGGAGGAAAAGGTCAACAGAATACTGATGGCAAGGAAGAGTCTCAAATAAAAGGAATTGCGATGCAACTTTCTAAGGTCGGAGATAAAGAAAAAGCAGAATTCCTAAAAACCTTGCCAAAGAACTATAGAGATAAAATAGAAGCAGCATTAAGCGAATTAGGTAAAGCAAAGAATTCGAGTGGTAAAAGTAAGATAGATATGCGTCCTATGCCTGAACAGAAACCTCCTCGAAGAAATAGCTTAAAATAATGGGGTGAGATATAATGAAGATAGGAATAAAAACCTTTATACTTCCTGGACAAGAGAAAGCAATGGAACTGGTGATGAATGATCCAGACCTGGTTGTGACTATATGCGAGCGTAACTTTGCCGCTAAAGAAGGGGTACTCATTGTATTCGTTCAATACGAGGATAATAGAGAGGAAGGGGCGCTGATCTAGAATGTTACACCAAAAGACTGTTGATTTAAAAAATAGAATGCTTGAATATATCAAAGCCAACACTCCCATTAAATCTAATGGGAGAAGTCTTTATATAGAGAATTTGAGTATTACTGAGCCAGAGGGGCTTGACGACTTCGAAGCTCACATAGATATGAAAAACACTAAGAAGAGCCTCGTTGGTTATCTTAGAGGAAAGATAGTTATCAAGGATGATGCTACTAATAAAGTCTTGTCCAGAAGTAACGACAGAAACATAATACCTATTTATTATCTAACAGAGCGTGGGACTTATATTGTCGGTGGGAATGAGAAAAATCTTCTTAGTCAAATGATTTTAAAGCCTGGTATTTATACTGACCGCGACAGCAAAGACCATACTGTCATTACAGAATTTAGAT